AACCTCGCCCAAAGCGTTGTGTTGTGTGCCACAATCTCTCGCTTGGTGGGGACTCTTCCAAGGGACAACACGAATTCTTTGTATTCTTCCCAATCGTTTCTCTTTCCTTGAGCAGAAATGCTCCCATACTCGTCGAAGTCGTGTTCTTTCTTGCAATATTCACTTGCTTGCTTGGGGGTGCCCCTGGCAATCTCAGCGTGAAGCCGATTTGTGCCAAGGACTTGCTTCAGAACTGCGAGCGATGTATAATTAGCAAATTCTACGTAGCCTTGCAGATGTGGAGTACCTCCTTCGCCAACCTCTCGCCCAACCACTAAGTACTTGGCGTTGGGTCCGAATTCAGCGATACTCGCTTTTTCTTCAGCGGTTGGGTTGTTTAATGTGAAGCACCAACGTCTGGCTCTCATTTTTGTGAGCAGAAGTGAGGAAGGTAATACTACGCTTCCTCACTTTTTGGGCAAGCCGGCACGGTGTTCTCATTTCATTATGGCTCGGGCCACAATTTTGAAACAAGGTGCGCGCCTGGTTCAAAAGCACTGGCCTGCTGTCTGGCACGCTCACTGGGACTTTTCTAACGAAGAAGCCCTACGTCACGGTTTACCTGCTTACAAAAAGTGGCTAGATAAAGAATTCAAAAGACGTTTTCCTAAAGAGCCTATTTACCAATTCAAAATGCCCTACTATACCCGCTCCTTCCGTGCTCGCGCGCGTCGTCGCCGTCGGTTGAATGTAACTGGTCGTTCTAAGAAGCGTGCGCGTGTCATCGCTAGACGCAAGCCGATGCTCAATTGGAATAAATCCAGTTTAGGCGAGCGGGTCGGCACATCCATCGCTAAAACTGATTATCTTTTCGAGAACGTCACTGGCAACAAAGCTTATAAAGCCGATGAACTCTACGGTGTTAACATCACTAATATCTCCGCATCCAACGACTACAACGTTGCTGCTCGATCACGTGAAGTGATTAACATGAGAGGTATCGTTATTAAACTCTTTGCTAAAAATATTAAGGCTACACCTGCTATGCTTCATCTTGCTGTTGTATGCCCTAAGGCTGAAACATGGACTGTCCAAGCTGGCAACGTAATGGATACAGTTGCCAAGGCTGGTTTCTTCCGTGAATACGGAACCAACCGTCAACTCTCCTTTACTAAGTCTAACTCTGGACTCTACATGAACACAGCTCCCATCAACGCCGATGCCATGCAGATCATCTGGCGTAAGGATCTATACCTTGGTCCTGAAAGTCAAGACAATGACTTCATGACAGGTGTTACTTTAAACTTTAGGAGTTTAAACAAATATGTTCCTATTAAACGTCAATTACGTTTCACTGGAGTAACAGGCACTACTTGCGAAACACCAGCCTACCTCGTCTGGTGGTATAGCAACAGTGACCGTTCTTCTGGTGACTACGATAATACTGCACCGACATATGAATCAAGCATGCTTGTTCATGCTGTCTTCAAGGAACCTAAAAACGGATAATTTTAATGACCACGATTTTCGTTTGTGACTTCAATGATGTTGTACCTGTCTGCGCTAATTGCTTGCATGTCTGGATGTTCATTCGAAAATACAGCTACATATGGGACATTCGCCAATGTCTTCACCGTAGCTTGATATTTGTTCGAGTGAATAATCCTGTTCTTCAACATTTCCAATACTTCGTACCGGAAGAACTGCATCTGTCCCCGGGGGACATCAAACAAGAAGATGCGTTTGTTAGTGTCTAGCACATACGTCACGTCATCTCTCTTTCCTACGGACAAAACTTGAACAGCATCTGGGTGGTTTGTCAAGGCATATTGACAAATCCAGCTCTTACCACTATTGCCTTCTTGATCAACAATAAAGTCAATGGTTCGAGGGTTCGGGGTTGGTGATTCCATTCGTCCGATGACTCTGGTTTGAAAACCCATACGTGGGTTGGTACCTTCGGGGACAAAAGCGGGTGGCGGAAGGACGAGTGCGGCGATTTCCTGACAGGCGTGAGGAAACCTCGCCCAAAGCGTTGTGTTGTGTGCCACAATCTCTCGCTTGGTGGGGACTCTTCCAAGGGACAACACGAATTCTTTGTATTCTTCCCAATCGTTTCTCTTTCCTTGAGCAGAAATGC